ATGGAATTGGATAAGTACAAATTAGAATATGAAATGAAGTCAAGAGGAATCTCTATAGAAATGCTATGCAACGCAGTAAATATAAGCCGTTCAGCATTTTATAGAAAATGTAATGGGCTATCGGAGTTTACGCAGGGTGAAATCCAAAAGATAGTTGATTATTTAGGCTTGCGGTCTCCAATGGGAATTTTTTTTGTAGATAAAGTATCCTAAAAGACACAATATATCGCAGAGGAATTGATATACCCAACTACTTACTAGGCTTCACGAAATAAGAGCCACAAAAAGGAGGAGATATGGAAGAATTAAAAATTATAAGCAAAGAAGAAACAAATTCTTTTTGCGATGAAAGCAAGGCGAATGATGGTGGGGGTTATTCCCAACCCTATTACGAATTTGAATATGATGGTTGGCAGGGGAATTTCTACAACGCCAGTTGCGGGGATTTTGGAACACGTCTGTCGGTATCTGTAGAAAAAGATACTCAGGGATATCGGGCTAGCTGGGGGAGTATGGATGGGGTGGCGCAATATAGTGATTTCCATGAGAAGTTCCCAGTTGGTGGCTTCTATGAAGCTTTTGAGGAACGATTTGGCTTCGGCATACCAACAGAAGAGGATATGCAGACTGAATGGGATGATGAGCAAATAGCTCAACAGCAAGGAGGAAATATGGAAGGGAAGAAAACGGAACTAAGAATTAAACTCAGCACTAAAGAAAAACACTTTCACTCTGACAAATCTAGTTTGATTGATTATGTTGTAGAAAAAATAAAAGAACTTGAAGAGAGTGGAGAGTACAAATGTACCCTCCTTGAAATTGAAATTTAATTGAACATTACCCAAGATATGGAAGTTTAAGGATAACCAAAACTAAAAAGGTTACAGGAAGAGGACAGAGGTATTTTATAAATTACTTTTAAAGGGATAGCATCTCAGAAAGGAGATAAACAAATGTGTGATATATGTAGACAGATACCCTGTGATGCAAGGTGTCCGAACGCTAAAGACGAAGTAGGCGATGTGGAATGCAGGATGTGCAAATTGCCAATACACAAGGGCGATAGATACTTACCAACACCCGAAGGGAGCTACTGCATTGAATGCTTGAAAAGTTTCTCAATGTGGGAATGGTTGGGAGTGTTTGGCGAAGAATTAGAGGAGGCGTAAAGAATGGCATACTATAAGACCTGCCATATTTGTGGTTGCAACCTTGACCCAGGCGAGACTTGCGACTGCAAAGAAAAGGGCAAGGAAAATGAATTAAGGTTTGGAAAGCTTACTAAAATCGCAGAAGAAACCCAGACAGGACAGATAGAACTTAACCTTGAATTTGCGAGTTGAGTAAAAGTGATAAAAGTTGAGTAGAACAAAGCTATATTAAGAAAACACGTCAACTAAGTGTGCTATAGCGCGTTGAGTAAAAAGTACAAAAGTTGAGAAGGAGGGAATATGACAAAAAAGCAGATAATTGAAAGGTTGACTAAAATTGAAAACTTTCTTTTGCTCTCAGATGATGAAATAGCTAAAGAAAGCAAGGTTGATGTAATATATGCAAATTCATACAAGGTTGGATGGACAGGTTCAGCCATAAGCAACCTTATTGAAGAGATTAAGACTAAAGGATAGGAAGGAGGGAGATAGATGGTTGAGTGCCAAAAGGTAAGGTGCAAAGAAGCGGCAAAGCTATTAGGCATGTCTGTGCCAAGAATGCATGCCTTGATGGATAGGAGGCTTATTGATATAGGGGTAGTTATCCCGCCACTGCCAGGGAATAAAAAGAAATCATATCAAGTATACAAGCAAAAATTAGATAAATGGCTTGGGCTTGATGAAGATGAAAAAATGCAGATTACTCAATAGGTAACCTGCAAACAAAGGATAAAACAAAAAAATTTACAAGCTAATAATAGCACAAATAGGAGGGAAAAACAATGAGTATAAAAGATTTACGCGATATTAACTGGGAGACAGTCACAGTAGACGATTTAACGAAGGCTCACGAGCTTAAGGGGATGTCCTTTGAAGTCGATAACGGCAGGATATCAAGAGTATTTATAGACGGGGAGGAACTTGACTGATGACTGTATACATAAGTGGAGGAATAACAGATGTTCCCGACTTCAAAGAAAGATTCAAGAAGGCAGAAAGGCATCTAAGAGGGTATGGAGCGGATGCAATTAGATGTTGATAAAGCCTGTATAGATAAAGAGCTAGGATATGAGATTCCTGAATTTATCTATGAAGAGGCGAGAAAGCACGCAGACCTTAAACAGGCTTTGCTAATAAAGCTAGGGCACAAACACGTAAAAGAACCATATTGGACGATAAAAGCAACAGCCCAGTATGTGTTACAAATATTTGATTTAGAACGCTATAGAGCGGTTATGGAGGGATAAACAATGAAAATTACAAAGATCAAGATTAAAAATCTTTTCGGGATTAAAGAGTATGAGGCAGACGGAAGCAACAAAGAGCTTTCAGGCAAAAATGGAACTGGCAAAACTTCCGTTATAGATGCAATAAGGTATGCACTCACTAACAAATCTGATAGGCAGTATATAGTCAGAAACGGAGAATCAGAGGGCGAAATCATTATTGAAACTGATACAGGGCTTTTACTTGACAGGAAAGCAAGAATCGGAATGGCAGATTATAAGTCGATAAAGCAAAACGGCGTGCCTGTTGGCAGCCCTGAGAGCTTCTTAAAAGATATAGTGACTACATTGCAGCTTTCCCCTGTAGATTTTATGAATCTTGACACAAAGAAGCAAAATTCAATGCTTCTTGACCTTATTCAGTATGAATGGGATATGAATACAATCCGTGAGTGGTTCGGAGAAATACCTGCAGGCATTAACTACGAACAGAATATCCTTGCAGTCCTTAACGATATTCAGGCAGAAAATGGCGAATATTATATGACTAGGCAGGATATCAACCGAGAGGCTAGAGCAAAGAAGGCAATTATTGAAGAGATAGCCAACGAGATACCTGTTGAATATAACCTTGAATACTGGAAAGGTATCAACCTAGGAGAACTATACACAAAGATTGAGAAGATAAGAAAAAATAATAGCGAGATAGAAAAAGCAAAAATTATGATTGAAGGCCAAGCTAATAAACTTAGGAGCTTTGAAGCTGACCGAGAGATTAAACTTGCAAGTCTTGACCGGGAAATGGCTGCCGAGAACAACAACATAGATTCAGAGCTTGCAAGGCTGAAAGAAAGAATTATAGCCCTTGAAAAGGAAAAAGAAAGCCTCAACAGCAAGAAGGCAGACAAGGCAAAGCTTATAGAAAGTGAATTTGAAAAGGAAAAGGCTCAGTATTTAAGCAACATATCCGCCTATGCAGAACTTGCGGATAAAGAGATAATGCCGATTGATAAGCTTACAGAAGAGGCTGAAACCGCTGAAAGAATGAAGTCACACATCAACGAATATGAAAGAATGGTTGACTTACAGGGAGAGCTTGAAGCCCTCAGTGAGAAATCAAGGAAGCTAACTGAAAAGATAGAGCTTGCAAGAAACCTTCCTGCGGTAATTCTTGAAAAAGCGGAACTGCCTATCGCAAATCTTACTGTTAAAGACGGTACTCCACTTATAAATGGGCTTCCTATAAGCAACCTGTCAGAAGGAGAAAAGCTAGACCTTTGCATAGATATAGCAATAAGCAAGCCTAACGGACTGCAAATCATTCTTATAGACGGAATTGAGAAGCTCGCAACTGAAATGAGAGAAAACCTTTATAAGAAGTGCAAAGAAAAAGGATTACAGTTTATAGCAACAAGGACAACAGATGATAATGAACTTACAGTAATTGAGGTTTAACAGATAAAAGAAAAGAGGATAAAACAATGGATAAACAAGCATTAAACGTTATATATACTAATCTTGATTCAGCATTACAAAGACAGGTTTTAGCTCTGCCTGATAAATTCAACAAACAGAGATTTTTGCAGAACTGCATGACGGTATTACAGGATGGCAAGACAGATTTTTCCAAATGTGAAGCTGGCACAGTGGTTAGAACTCTTCTAAAGGGTGCATTCTTGGGATTAGACTTCTTTAATGGCGAGTGTTACGCGATTCCATATGGCAATCAGTGCAATTTCCAAACAGACTATAAGGGCGAAGTTAAAGTCTGCAAGAGATACTCAAGTAATCCTATTAAGGACATATATGCAAAGCTTGTGCGTGAGGGTGATGTATTTGAGGAAAGAATAGAGAATGGCGCACAAAGTATAAACTTTAATCCTAAGCCTTTTAATGACGGTGCTATAATCGGAGCATTTGCGGTATGCTACTACACTGATGGCTCGATGCTATATGACACTATGAGCCTTAATGAAATCGAGAACACAAGAAAAACATACTCAAAAATACCTAATTCAAAGGCGTGGAAGGACAGCTTCGGAGAAATGGCAAAGAAAACAGTTCTCAGAAGGCTTTGTAAGATGATAGACCTAAACTTTGATACGGCAGAAGCTAATCAGGCTTATGAAGATGGTTCAGATACAGATGTTAAGAATGTGACACAGAAAGAAAAGATAGAGGCGCATGATGTGTACGCAAAAGGCAATGTAGTTGCAGATGGAGAATATAAAGAGGTTGCAGAAGAACAGGAACAGCCCATAGGAGGAGTGGAAGAAGATGGACAAATTACAATTAACCAGTGAGAACTATTATAGCAAAGAAGCCAATATGGCTTATGTGTCTGTGTCACAATACAAAGACTTTTGTGGAACTATAGGAAGGCAGGGTTGCGAATATGCAGCCCTTGCCAAAGTAAAAGGCGAGCTTGAAACCCCAATTACTACCCCTTTATTGGTTGGAAGTTATGTAGATGCTTACTTTGAAGGTACTCTTCCACAGTTTTCAGCGACACACCCTGAAATCTATTCAAGTAGGGGTAAGACAGCAGGAGAATTAAAATCAGAGTTCAAACAAGCCTCTGTAATGATTGATAGAGCAGAAAAAGAGCCACTCTTTATGAAGTATATGGAAGGCAATAAACAGCTCATTATGACAGGGGAAATCGAAGGAGTGCCAATCAAGTGCAAATATGACAGCGTAGATGGTCACAGGATAACCGACCTTAAGACGGTTAAAAGCATAGGGGATAACTTTTACATTAAAGATTGCGGCTATAGGGTTTCTTTTGTAGAGAACTGGGGATATGACATTCAAGCTGCTGTATATAGAGAAATCTACAGACAGAACACAGGTGATTTGTTGCCGTTCTATATTTGTGCAATCAGCAAGGATAAGACTGACACAATTGCGCACCCAAGGGTAGCAGTTATAGAAATTCCTGAAACAATGATGAATGAAAGACTTGAAGAGTTCAAAAGTAACATAACAAGGATACAGGATATTAAGACAGGAGTAGCAGAGCCAATACATTGTGGACATTGCGATTACTGCGCGGATACTCTTCCGTTATCAAGAGTTATATCAGTTGACGAACTTATTGGATACTTCTACTAAAAGCCTTACAAGGGGGTACAGATGAAAGAATACTGCTTTGTTATTGAAGGGGTATATTACAAGAGAAACCGCACATTTCCCGGGCTGAATGATTTCACCGGAGCTATTAACCGTAACCGGCATGTTGGGGCAAAGATGAAAAAGAAATTCGAGGAAATGGCTTGCAGGGAAATCGAAAGGCAATTAAAAGGTGTAAGAATCAAAAATGATGTAAGGATTAATTACATCTTTTATGAAGCTGACAAAAGGCGAGACCCATCAAATATAGTAGCCTTTGCGGTAAAGGTCATAGAGGATGCTTTGCAGGATTGCAAAGTCCTTAAAAATGACGGATGGAATATAAGGGGATATGGGCAGGATTTTTTTGTGGATAAGAAGAATCCGAGGATAGAAGTTCTGATAAGGGAAGTGAAGAAAGAGGAATAAATATGGCAGATGATAAAAATAAAAAGTCATTTATTATTTACAATGACTGGAACGAACTTGTATCTGCAATGGATGATGTTCAGGCGGGACAAATGTTCAAGGCTATATTTGCTTATCATAAACAAAATGAGGTGGCAAAATTTGATAATCCTCTTTTGCAAGGGATATTCAATGTATTTAAAAATTCATTTGATGAAGATGCACGAAAATACAAGGAAGTATGCGAAAAAAGAGCTAATTCAGGTAGCAAGGGCGGACAAGTAAAGGCTGAAAATGCTTCAAAAAGTGTAGCAAATGTAGCAAATGCTAGTGACAATTTAGCAAATGTAGCAAATGCTAGTTTTGCTAAAAAAAATATAGCAAACGTAACAGATAATGATAATGATAATGAATATGATAGTGATAATGATTTAAAAGAAAATATATATAGTCGAGCAGGCTCGACCGCATGCGTTGAATCCGATGCCGAATCTGTTCAGGATAAAAAGCCTAAAAAGACAAAGGAAACCAAAGTCGATAAAGAGGCAACCGAGGTTATAGAGTACCTCAATGCAAAGACAGGTTCAAGCTATAGAGCAACCACAGAGGCTAATGTTAAGCCTATAAGGGCAAGGCTTAATGATGGTTTTACTCTAGCGGATTGTAAGAAGGTGATTGACGTTAAAGCCGCCCAGTGGCTTGATTCGGAGCAATCCAAGTATTTGCGACCTGAAACTCTATTCAGACCGTCAAAATTTGAAAACTATCTAAACGAATGCAGGGGCAAGCCCTCAATCCGCGGAGATAGTCCGCCTAATTCAGAACAGGCAGCCTTTAACCGTTCAATCTCTGAGGCGGTACAGAGGCAGATGATGGAACCGGTTGAAAATCCTGTCACGGATGAAATGCTTGATGCCTTGGGGATTAAATAGCTTAGCCAAGCAGAAGGAGGATAAATGGAGCACATAAATGGTGAATCCACAGTATGCCCTAAGTGTGGCGGTTCTATGTGGATAACTTGGGTTGATGAACAGGGTTGCGACATGGCTAGGCGGTGCGAATGCTTCGAGCCAACAATGGCAAGGCGCAGGATAGCCGGAAGTGGTATAAGCGAGCCATTCAGGGCTAAAGGGTTCAAAAATTTTAATGCAAGGAATAATCCGCAGCTTGAAAGGGCGAGCACAACATGTTCAAACTACTGTCTTAATTACCAAGATATAGTGGGGACGAGAAGCAACTCAATCTTGCTGTTAGGTCAAGTCGGAAGCGGTAAAACTCACCTTGCGCTAGCTTCGGCTAACGCCCTACTGGATTATCAAAAAATCAGGGTGGTATATATGCCATACAGGGAAATGGCTACAAAGCTTAAGCAAAACATAACTGATGAAGAAAGCTATACAAAGGCGATTGACGCATTCAAAAAAGCCCCCATGCTGGTTATTGATGACTTGTTAAAAGGCAGGACTACAGAGAGTGATATAAATATTCTGTTTGAGATAGTCAATTACCGCTATGTGTGCGGTCTACCTGTGATTGTAACCAGCGAAAAAACTACGGGTGAATTACTGGACTTTGATAGTGCCATCGGCTCCAGGCTTATTGAGATGGCAGAAGGCAGAATAATTGAGTTTAAGGGTAATGAGTTAAATTACAGGCTGAAAGGAATGCAGAATGAAAGCAAAGCCAATAAAAACTGAGATTTACAACGATAATTTTCAAAACTTCAAGCGGTATGGAATACAGAAAGCCCAGCTTGTTATAGCTGATATTCCGTACAATGTGGGCACTAACTTTTATGGCTCAAATCCTATGTGGTACAAGGGTGGCGACAACAAAAACGGAGAAAGCAAACTTGCAGGGAAAGCAGCGTTTAACACAGATTTCAACTTTAACATAGCCGAATTCTTCCACTTTTGCAACAGGCTTTTGAAAAAAGAACCTAAACAGGCAGGCGGAAGGGGCAGGAGTTCGGATGCGCCATGTATGATTGTATTTTGTGCATTTGAACAGTTACAGCTTGTAATTCAATATGCTAAAAAGCATGGATTTAAGAATTACATCCCTCTTGTGTTCATCAAGAATTTCTCCCCTCAGGTACTAAAGGCTAATATGCGTATAGTAGGAGCTACGGAATATGCACTTGTGCTTTATAGGGATAAACTTCCAAAGTTCAGAAATGGCTTACAAGTAGATGAAAATGGCAAGAATATACAAGGCACAGGGCAAATGATATTTAACTGGTTTAGTTGGGAGCGTGACAACGATTTTATCCCCAAAATTCACCCATCGCAAAAGCCGGTTGCAGTACTTAAAAAGCTTATAGAGATATTCACGGATGAAGGGGATATAGTCATTGATCCTTGTTGCGGAAGCGGAGCAACATTGAGAGCCGCAATGGAATTAAATCGAAGTTCATACGGTTTTGAGATTAACAAGGATTTTTACAAAAGAGCCAAAGAGGAAATGATAAACCTTAATTGGATAAATAGCAAGGTGAAGAACCAAATAAGCGGGCAAATGAGCATTGATGATTTAATGGCAGATAAGGCAGTTTAGAAAGGGCAAATATAAATGACAAGAGCTGAGATAACTAAAAAACTGTCAGAGATTACAGAAAAGCTAATCAATCCCAATAAAGATAGTCGCATATATTGGGCTAGAGAAGTCACCTTTGACTATGCCACATCTAACCGCATAAGGGTTGACTATATGAAATTTGAGCCACTGAATACAACTATTAGTGGGATTGAAAAGGGCGATTTTTACTGCTATGAGGTTAAGTCATCAGTTGAGGACTTCCACTCAAAGAATGGACATAATTTTATAGGCGATTACAACTATTATGTAATGCCTAGTGAGGTTTATCAGAGTGTATCCGCTGAAATACCATTCGGGGTAGGGGTGTATTGTCCAGAAGGAAACAGTCTTGTGTCCGTTAAGCCAGCTAGAAGAATGAACAGACAAAGGTCGGTATCTGAAATGCTGCTAATGATGTTTAGGTCAGCAAACAGAGACAAATTGAAGAATAATATGCAAGGGAGATAAAAAAGTATGACAAATGAAGAGATTAAAAAAATGTTAGAAAATCATAAACATTGGCTTAAAGAAGATACTGATGGGTGGGAGGAAATGAGAGCATTCCTCAAGGGAGCAGACCTCGTGGAAGCAGACCTTAGGGAAGCAAACCTCGTGGGAGCAGACCTCGTGGAAGCAGACCTTAGGAGAGCAGACCTCGTGGAAGCAGACCTCAGGGGAGCAGACCTTAGGAGAGCAAACCTCGTGGGAGCAGACCTCAGGGAAGCAAAAATTAACGAGAATACAAAGATAAGCTTACCGATTTCTTGTCCCGATACAGGAAGTTTTATTGGGTGGAAAAAAGCAAGGGGATATATAATACAGCTTGAGATTCCGGCTGAATCGAAAAGACTCAGCGCAACGACTAGAAAGTGCCGATGTAACATGGCAAAGGTTGTGGCTATTCAGAATATTGATGGAACTGATTCGGGTTTGAGTGAAGTTCGTTCGGGGCATGACCATAATTTTATTTACAAAATAGGGGAAACAGTTGTTGTAGACAACTTTGACGATAATCGTTGGAATGAGTGCTCAACAGGAATACATTTCTTCATAACAAGGGAAGAGGCAGTTCATTATTAAAGAATGAAAGGATAATAATATGCAGAATAAACTAAAAGATATTAAGCCTGGAGAGGTATTTACCTACGCAGAGTATGAGTGGATAAAGTTAGAGCAGGAAGGACTTTGTCTGATGAAAAATATCTTGGAAGAAAGAGCCTTTGACGAGGATTCCAACGACTGGAGGAAGTCGGAGCTTAGGGAATATCTTAATAATGATTTTTACGAAACCTTAACAGAAAATGGGGCAGATGAAAAAGACTTCTTAATGATTGAAACAGACCTGACAGCAGACGATGGAATGAAAGACTATGGCACAAGTAAAGACCGCATAAGCCTTATGACAGCGGATTTATATAGAAGAAATAGACATTTACTAGAACCATTGGAGAGCTGGTGGTGGCTTGCCACCCCTTACTCTTGCCTAGCCTCCAGCTCGTACGGTGTGCGGTCTGTCTATTCGTCGGGTACGCTTAGCAGCAGCCGCGCGTACAGTGGCAACTTTGGCGTTCGCCCGCTTTGCAATCTGTATTCTGAAACCTTGGTATCTGTACCCAGAGAAGAGGAGGAAGCAAAAGAAATGAATATTACTGAACTCATAAAGAAGTTGGCTGCCGACAGGAATCTCAATACGGGCGACCCAAAAGCTCAAGTGATAAAAATGGTGAAGGAGCTGGTAGAGCTGTCAAATGGTATCGATAAGGACGAGAAATGGCAGATAATTGAAAACATAGGTGGTATTTATGTTGTTTTGGTTGTCCTCTGTATGCAGTTAAGGCTTGACATAAATGACTGCATCTGGGTCGCTTATGAAAATAAAAAGGACGGAAAAGGCAGAATGATAAACGGTTTATTTGTGAAGGAGGAAGATTTAAGATGAATAAAATCATAACTGGGAATGCGATTGAAGTGTTAAAAGAGCTTCCTGATTGTTCTGCAGATTGTTGCATAACGTCACCACCTTACTTAGGACTAAGAGATTATGGTGTTAATGGCCAGCTTGGACTTGAGAACTCTGTAGAAGCTTACATAAATAGACTTACCGATATTTTTAGAGAGGTAAGGCGGGTGTTAAAAAATGACGGTACTTTATGGCTGAATATTGGTGACAGTTATGTGTCGAGCAATAGTGAATATAGTAATTGCAAACGAAAGGATTTAATAGGGGTTCCTTGGTTGCTTGCGTTTGCACTTAGGGCTGACGGGTGGTATTTAAGACAAGACATAATTTGGGAGAAACCAAATGCTATGCCGGAAAGCGTAAAAGATAGATGCACGAAAAGCCATGAGTATATATTTCTTTTATCAAAGCAATCTAAATATTACTTTGACTATAAGGCTATAAAAGAACCTGCTGTCGGATTTAATAACATAGTACCTGCAGGAAGCAAAGGAACCTTAAGACCAAACAGCAGGTTAAGAAAAGGGAATAGCCGTACTTTTAGAGGCGGGGGAGCCTATACCAAAGGACAGAGCTTTAATAACTCTGCAGAAATAACGAGGGAAAGTCATGGCAACAGTGAGAATATAACAGGATTAAGGAATAAAAGAAGTGTATGGACTGTAGCCACACAAGGATATAAAGAAGCTCACTTTGCTACTTTCCCAGAAAAACTTATAAAACCTTGTGTGCTAGCCGGGAGTAGGGAGGGAGGAGTTATTTTAGATCCTTTTGTTGGAAGTGGCACAACTGCGGTGGTGGCCAAGAAATTTAACAGAGATTTTATAGGAATTGAGCTTAATTCTGAATATGCGGAGATGGCGAAAAGGAGATTGGAGGGAATATGCTAACATTGCCAATAAAAAAGAAATGGTTTGATATGATAGCCTTAGGGAAAAAGATTGAAGAATATAGAAATATCACTCCATACTATGAAGCTCGGTTCCTGTCCGTGTTTGGGACTGAATGGTTTTTCGTAGGCATTAAAAAACATGATAATACAGGAGCTCCTGAAAGAGAAATCATATTGAGGAATGGATATTCTAAAAAATCAAAACAAATAAAGATAACCTGTACACTTGGCATAGGTGAGGGCAAAACAGAATGGGGCGCGGAACCAGGACAGCAATATTATATATTGTATATAAAAAAAGTAGAAAAGATACTAGAAGAATGAAGAGTAATATTGCGATAAAACAAGGAGGAATTATGACAAATAAAATCAAAGAAAAAGCCGAAAGGGCAGGAAATTGGTAGAAGGGAGGAAAGGCAATGAGACCAATAAGGGAAATAGTGAAAGAGCAAAAAGAACGGGTAAATGAGTTATTTGACCTTATAAAAGCTAACCCGGATTTGCCAATAGTACCAATAGTAAATGGCGACTTGGTATGTGACGAGGGCGGATACTGGCTAGGTGGATGGGGAAGTGCTCATATTGACAAGTACTATATTCACGATGGTGAATATTTAGAATACGGCGGTAAATACCCCGACATAACAGATATATTCGAAAGAGTGTTTGATTTTGATGAATGTGGCATAGATGATGATATGTCAGACGAGGAAGCAGACAGAATAATGAAAGAAAAGGTTGATAATCTGCCGTGGATAGAAGCGATTATGGTATACATTGACATCCCCGAATCGGGGTTAACTTAAACTGATAATAGAATTTAAGGAGGGTTGAATGGAAGTTTGGTTCACTTACGGAGCATTTATGGAAGATTTTGAGAATCAGACAAATTCCCAGGGCTATACTCTCGGTGATTTTGCTGAAACCGCTCAAAAGGTGGGGGATGCTATCGTAACATGCTATATAAATGATATGATACCGAAATCAATATATGATAAGGCTGTAGATAAGCTTCACAAGCTTATGATGAAAAATTTAAGTAAAATTGAAAACAGTAAACAGGAGGTTTGAAAATGAACAAAGCAATTTTAATGGGACGTTTAACAAGAGACCTTGAGACAAGATATTCACAGGGTGTGCAATGACCAAAGAATATACTATGGTTGTACACGAGTTAAATTCTGACCTGTATTTCGTGTTTTTTGGGAATAATCCTTGTTGCCTTGTGGAAAACGCGAACGAAAATTTTTTAAGCGGCCTTAAAGACGGAGCAATTGTAGCTCACAGCATAGCTAAAGAAAGATATTAGGAGGGATAAATATGTTGGCAAAAAAGTGTGATAAATGCGGGAAACTTTATGAACTTTATGAAGGGATAGAAGGCTATGGCAACTTATCCGATGCTAATTCAGTGGCATTTGTGTTGGCTAACGATGAAGGGGAATACTTCTGTAATGATGCTTATGACCTTTGCCCTGAATGCTTAGTAAAAGTACAGGATTTTATTGAAGGAAAGGAGGTTTTAAAACATGAATAAGGTAATTTTAATGGGCAGACTTACAAGAGACCCTGAGGTAAGATATTCGCAGAATGATAGCAATATGGCTATAGCAAGGTTTTCCCTTGCAGTTGACAGGAGATATAAAAAGCAGGGCGATGAAGTAACGGCGGACTTCTTTAACTGCACTGCTTTTGGTAAGCAGGGTGAATTTATAGAGAAGTATCTTAAAAAGGGTACCAAGATGGTAGTTATTGGACGTATCCAGAATGATAATTACACTAATAAAGAAGGTCAGAAGGTATACAGTGTTCAAATTATGGTTGAAGAGATGGAGTTTGCCGAAAGTAAGGCAAGCGCAGAGCAGAGAGGACAAGAAGATAATAATACGCCTCCTGCTATGGGTGAACCAGGAGCTGATGGATTTATGGATATTCCAGACGGTATACCAAACAGCCTGCCATTTAACTAAAGGATATATATAAACAGGATTGCTTAATTCTTGAAAATTAGGATAGGTGGGTATTATGAATATCAAAGATTTCAAAGCTGGAGATAAAGTTTATATAGTGGAGAAAATCCATCAAAACGAAACAGTTAGAGAAGATGAAGTTATAAAAGTAGGTAATAAATATATTACAACAAAAATGAATAAATTACAGTTTTACTTAAACAATGAAAATGATACGTTCTTGACTATAAACAGAGATTGGGGGGAGAAAGAACTTTTATTTAAAAAAGAGCAGGAATTAAAAGATTATGAAGAATATAAAAAACTTAAAAGTGAACTTTATGACAAATTACGCAGGCTTGAAAAATATTCTTTAAATCAGTTAAGAAAAATAAAAGAGATTATAGAATATGCAAACAAGGTTTAAACAAGAATTTAAACAAGCCCTGAGATGAAGAGGTGTGCTAAATGATTAAGAAGGGCACTAAGTTATTTAATATTGATAAGCTTGTGTGTGCAATAGTTAAATGTGCAGTTGATGATTGCCGGGCTGAATTGAGAGGGAAAACAAGGTTTTATGGCAAAGGAGATTGTAAAGGAAATTCAGGAAGGATCTTTTTAGAATCTGAAACTTTTCAATATTTATCCGGAATAAATGGTAAGAAGGTTATTAGAAAAATAAAAGAACAGGAAGAAGCTAAAAAGAAAAAGAAGCGGAGGTGATGCCAATGTGGGCGAAAAAGTACCTACAGGAGATACAAAGGGTAGAAGAATTACTTAATCAAAGGCTAGAAGAATTAGCTAGTCTTAAAGCTATGCACGGGTTAAGAGGGTGTAACCTGTCAGAAAAGGTGCAGACAAGCACTAAAGGGGATACGCTAGAAAATGCGGTAATTAAATGTGTGGAGCTTCAGGATAAAGTCAATGCTATGATTGATGAATTTGTGGATAAAAAGAATAAAATCATAGCTGAAATACAATCCCTTGATGATAAAAGTTATTCGGACATACTTTATAAACGTTATATAAGATATTTTTCCGTAAAACAAATAGCAAATGACTTGCGAATATCCGAGAATGCAGTTAAGTGTAAACTTAAAAGAGCCGAAAAGAAGTTTGAATGCACGATATATAGATTATAAACTTGACTGCGACCCCTAAGTGTAGTAAAATTAGTATAATACGAGAGGTGTAATAAATGGAGCTTGAAATAATAGATGAAAACTATTTAGGGCTTGGCATAATATTGGGTCTGGATGAACACGGTAAGAAAATTTATCAAATCCCCTGTTCAAAGTGCGGAAGGCTAGTCGGAAGACATGCCCTTAGCTTAAAACGAACATATATGTGTGAGTATTGCAAGACTGCTAAGAAAAAGAAGTGGCAAGCGGTTGAAAAAGAATTGTCAGAAAGAATATTTGATGAGATAACCATACAAACGAAGGCTGAAATAAAATTTGACAAAGCAGTACAAAAAATGTTTGAGAAAAGAGACGACAAAGAGAAGTACAGCAAAGCTATAAGGCTTGCCAAAACAAGGTGCGAGCTTTATGGAAGTATTCCTGAGATTTTCGTAGCTATAGAGCTCCTGCACCAAGGTTATAAAATTATACCTCAGCAAAAAGTGGCAAAATATAGATTGGATTTTGTCATACCAGATAAAAGGGTTGTAATCGAAGTAGATGGTAAAATATTCCATAGCGATCAGGCTAAGGAGGCTGAAAAAGATTTTGTAGTTAAAAATAACTTAGGGGCAGGATGGAGAATTTTACACATTCCGACAGATTACATTACTAAAGATATGATGAAAGTGGCAAAATATTTTAGAAAAGTTTTGAAGTAAATAACTATTTGGGCATAAAACGGCTGTAGGTTTTTCTATAGCCGTTTTTGTTATATTATCAAGAGCCGGGTTTCCTCCTTCCCGGTTCTTTTTATTTTAAAATCTTAATTATAGGCTTAAGCCGGAAAGGGGAGTAAATGCTAAACGAAAAACAAAAAAGATTTGTAAGCGAATATATTGTCGATTTGAACGCAAAGCAGGCTGCAATCCGTGCAGGCTACTCTCCTAAAGGGGCAGAGCCACAGGCATCAAGGCTGCTAAGCAATGCTAAGGTTCAAGATGAAATTGCAAAAGCTATGGAGGATAGAGAAAAGCGTACCGGCATAACCCAAGACAGGGTACTAGCGGAGCTTTCTGCAATAGCTTTTGCAAAGGCTACCGACTATGTGGAGGTAAGCAATGATGGAACAGTCAAGATAAAGCCTACAGCCAATTTAACAGACGAACAGAAGAAGGCTATAGCAGGCATAAAAGAAGGGGCTAACGGTATAGAGATTAAGCTTGTGGATAAAACTAAGGCTCTTGAAATGTTATCAAGACATTTAGGACTATTTAATGACAAGCTTAATGTAAATGTTGAAGCCGTTGAGATTGTAGATGACATGGAGAGTGAGGCGAAGTATATTGCAAAAGAAGAAAAGTCGGTAGCTGAGATTGCAGAAATTGAAAGTATAACGGAGAAAACGGTTTATAAAGACCTCGGTATAGCTTGTAAAATTATAGCAACTTATTTATTTGGGATGTAGTCAATACAGGCTTACCGGTATTATAAAAGAGTGACAGACATACTTATTAGTTGGGTAGAAAAAAGTGGATTTACATATGAATTACCAAATGGTAACATAATATATGTTGACAACCCAAATGTCACTCCCCAAAAACAGTTAGTGGTTTTTCTTTCCCTAATGTCATTTCCGATAAGGGAAGGTGTAAAAGACTTCCCTTTTAGCTATTATTATATTCTTTAATATATAAAAGCAGCGGTAAATTGAATTATTAAAAACTTGACTTTGTGACAAAAAATGCTATCTTATATACAAATAAATCCCTTGCAGTACGCCCCCACTATATGGGGTAAGCCAAACCTTGGGATTTTTTCATTTAGGGGGGATAAAATGAAAACTTAAATTTAAGAGTATGATATCACAACAGTTGAATATGCGTTATAAAGCATTTCGGGAATATCCGGAGTGCTTTTTTTATTAACTAAAGAAAGGAGAGGCATTGTGGCGGCTAAAACAAAGTACAACGCCCTTTATCATGACGATTGGGCATGGTCTTTGGCCGCAATGGGTGCCACCAATGAGGAAATAGCAAATGCTATGAGTATCTCTAAACGCACGGTTATCCGCTGGGCTAAAGAACATGAATCCTTTGGTAAGGCTCTTGTAGAAGGTAAAGGTGTGTCAGATGCGAAGGTAGTAAGAAGTCTCTACGAGAGAGCTATCGGTTATGAGTACGAGGAGGAGAAGAAAATCAATGGATACGATAAAAATGGAAATATGAGACTTGTCAAGACTGAAAAGACAAAAAAGTGTGTGCCACCGGATGTAACTGCTCAGATATTTTGGTTGAAAAACAGACAGCATGACCGTTGGCAAGACCGACCTACAGGAATACAGGGTGATGAACCTAAGGAGACAGAAGTACAAATATATATTCCGAGCAATGAAAGAGATGATAATAATGGCAGAGAATAAGATTATTTTAGCACCACAGAAAGGACCTCAGGAAAAATTCCTTTCAACATCTGCAGATATATGTATTTATGGAGGGGCAGCAGGCGGTGGAAAAACTTACGGTTTGCTTTTGGAGTCAATGAGACATATGAATAACCCTAATTATAATGCAGTAATATTTAGAAAGGAATATACACAGGTAACCACTCCAGGAGGATTGTGGGATAGTGCCAGAAAGATTTATAGCTATATACAGGGGGCATATTCGTTAAAGACACCTAAACTACATTGGAGGTTTAAAAGTGGAGCTACGGTCAATTTTGCACATCTGAATAATGATGACGATTGCGAGTCATGGCAAGGTTCGCAGATTGCAATGATTGGTTTTGATGAATTGACACACTTTACAGAGCATCAATTTTTTTATATGCTATCGCGAAACAGAACAGATTCAGGAATTAAGCCTTATGTGAGAGCCACCTGTAATCCGGATTATGACTCTTGGGTGTCAAAATTTATTTCATGGTGGATAGATCCAGACAGCGGGTATCCACTTCCGGCAAGGTCAGGTAAACTTAGATGGATGGTAAGAATAAATGAGGTTATTTGCTGGACGGACAGTAAACAAGAAGCGGTTGACATTGCTATTGAAAATGGCATAGATGAAAAGCAGGCGGGAACAATGCCTAAAAGCGTAACCTTCATTGCAAGTACTTTGCAAGACAATAAAATTCTTATGAAAAATGATCCTAGTTATCTTGCAAACTTGCAGGCATTACCATTAGTTGATAGGGAGCGTTTATTAGAGGGTAACTGGAAAATTAAGCCGGCAGCAGGTCGTTATTTTAAGAGAGTGCAGATACCTCTTGATGGGTATTTGGATAAACTACCAGGTGACATCTTGTATTGGTGCCGTGCTTGGGATATTGCGGCAACAGACGAGAACGAAAAGGGAGAGCCGGCATATACGGCAGGTGTCCTAATGGGTAAGAGAAAATCAGGAAGATATATAGTAGCAGATGTTGTAAATCAGAGAGTTAAGGCCGGAGATGTTGAAAAACTTATCCGTATAACCGCAATGTCGGATAGAGAAAAACACGGACTTAATTACAGGGTAAGGATACCGCAAGATCCGGGAGCGGCTGGCAAGATAGTTGCAAACCAGTACATTAATACCCTTGCAGGATTTGACATTAAATCAGAGCCTGTATCAGGAAGCAAAGAACTAAGGGCATCACCTTTTGCTGCACAATGGCAGAATGGCTTTGTAGATATTCTTATAGCACCTTGGAATGATGAATATTTCAGCCAGCTCGAGTCCTTCCCGGAATCAAAATATAAAGATATGGTTGATGCCTCAGCAGATGCTTTTAATGAACTTGCTGATGGTAACTTTAGTATTGATAGTTTGTTATAAGATTTTAAGTTTATGGATTAAAAATGAGAGCGTTTCAGCACATGACTGGAGCGTTTTTTTTCATACAATAAATCAATTTTAAGAAAGGAAGTATTGATATGTTATTAGTTGAGATTATGGGAAACAGGAATGCAGAAAAGACAGTTACTACAAGCAATATAGTAGCCGAAATCTTCGAGAAAGAGCATAAGAATATAATTAGGGATATTGAAAACTTAATTGAAAAAGATGTGCTCAAATCTGAGCTGATGTTCACAAAAAGTGAATATAATGACAGTTATGGCAGAAAACAGAAATGTTACCTAATGAACAGAGATGGGTTTTCTTTACTTGCTATGGGTTTTGATGGTGATAAAGCCCTAAAGTTCAAATTAGACTTCATAAATGCTTTTAATGTTATGGAAAAAGAACTTAAAAGGATTTACGAGGAAAGGCAGCAGTGGTTAATAGAGAGGGAAAAAGGAAAACTTGTAAGGCATATTTTGACCGACACAATAAAGATGAAGGTCGCTGAAAGCCCTAATAAAAAGTTTATGTACCCAAATTATACCAAACTGATATATAAGTTGCTTTTTAACAAAACCTTTGATGAATTAAAAGTACAGTATGGAATAAAAGGGAAAGAGAGCCTGAGGGATTATCTTGCGAACGAGGAATTAAAAGAACTTGAAAATATGGAAATGCTCATATCTTCCCTTATCGGTTTAGGCTGGGGCTATCAGCAGATAAAGGATTTTGTATCGATGGAATATACAAAGAAACTGGCAGGATAAAGAGTTTATAAAAAATTAGATTAATACTTGACTTTTGGCTACCCATATAGTATAATATAGATAGTTAAGAAAGACTTAACTAATATGCAGGCAGGTTGCAGAAGGGAGGAAATTATGGAAATGACAAGGCTCGAACTTTTAACACTTCTTTATTCCTTGCAGGCATTGGTAGAAAGTGGAAATATTGACAAGGCTAAAGAAGTAATGGAAAAGGTCATAAAAGAGGCTGAAACCACAAAGGAAAAATAATAGCCCCCATACAGTGAGCGACCACTGAATGAAGGCAATACACAGGGCAGTTACTTGCCACCTGTCCTGTGTTTATATTATACAATAAGGTAGGATGAAATGGAAGAGAAAGAACAAAAGAAAATGGGCAGGCCTACGGACAATCCAAGAAGTAAAAGACTATCTTTAAGAATTTCAGAAGATGAAATGAAAGAGATTGAGTACTGTTCGAAAAAATTGTCTGCAACTAAAATCGAAACAGTATTAAAAGCAATAGAATTGTTAAAAATTGAGATTGATAAAAATAAATAAAGAAACAATGAAAATGAAAGCATTTCGGAAATATTCGGGATGCTTTTTTATATAGAAAGGAGGAAACTAATTGGACGAAAAACAGAAAGTTCTCTTCCATGAACAAATGGTTAATCAAAGAGGGGCTGCAATCATAGACGGAAAGAATAGTGGTTATAGAGCAGACGGATACAGCAATATGCTGAATAAAGTTGGTACTAAGCAGGATAACAGCACCGCATATCAGTACAGCGCAGAGCCCTTTGTAACAGATATGGAACTCAGTAGACTGTATGAGGGCAATGGTTTGTTTGCCAAGATTATAAACAGGCCCGCAGAAGAAGCAGTAAAACATGGGCTTGATATAGATTTCGGAGTCGAAGACATATCTGAATACATAGAAGAAGAACTTGATGAACTGTCCTGGGAGAGTAAATTTGCCACAGCGGAGAAATGGGCTCGCCTCTATGGTGGTGCTATCATTGTTATGCTGGTTGATGATGGCAGAGGACTTGAAGAACCTTTAGACTGGGACAATGTAAAAGGTCTTAAGGAGCTAAGAGTATATGACAGGTCTATTGTACAGCCGGATTACTTTGGATTGTACGGAGTGCAAAATTACAACAACATAGATTTTAACCCAAGTTTAGGAGAGCCTGAGTATTATCAGGTTTTTAGTATTTATGGATATTTCGTAGTGCATAAATCAAGATGCCTGGTATTTAAGAATGGAGAACTTCCGGAGCAGACCACCAGCGCCTTATACAGGTTCTGGGGTATGCCTGAGTATATTAAGATCAGGAGAAGTCTTAGAGAATGTATAACATCACATGAAGACGGCGTAAAGCTTCTTGAAAGATGTGTACAGGCCATATACAAAATGAAAAATCTGTCCCAGTTATTATCTACCGATGAAGGGGAAGATAAGGTATTGCAGAGGCTACAGGTCATAGATATGGCAAGGGGAATACTTAACTCAATAGCTATAGATAATGAAGGTGAAGATTACGACTATAAGCAACAGTCATTATCCGGAGTTAAAGAGATAATAGACAGCACCTGTAATATGCTTTCGGCCGTAACAGATATCCCACAGACCATATTGTTTGGTAGATCTCCGGCAGGAGAAAACTCAACTGGAGAGTCAGACCAGGAAAACTACTATAATATGGTTGAGAACATACAGAAGCAGAACATGAAGCGTAACGCAAGAACGATAATAGACCTTAAGCTTATTGAAGGGCTAAGAAATGGCAAGATTAAAGAAAAGCCTAAGTACAAGGTTAAGTTTGCTGCGTTATGGAGTATGTCAGAGAAAGAGAAAGCCGAGATTGAAAAATTAAAGGCTGATACAGAATATGTTAAGGCTCAGACCGCCGGAGTGTATATGGACAACGGAGTGGTTGATGCTTCTGAGGTTAGGAAAAACCTTGCTAAAGAAGGTGAATTTCAGATTGAAGAATTAATAACCGAAGATGACTTTGATATATCAGGACTTATAAAAGAACCCGAAGAAGAGTTACAAAATGAGATAACAGCTACTGATTCAGAAGACGCGGATACAGTAGCTGTTCTTGTAGTTAAAGATGGGAAGATACTATGCGGTAAGAGAAGAGACGGCGAAGGGATATGTGGTCCCGGTGGTCATATAGAGAGTGGAGAAACTCCAGACAATGCAATTATAAGGGAAGCCTTAGAGGAGTTTAATATCATACCCTTATCTTTTATACCCATAGGCACACAAACAAGCTCCACGGGGCTGTATCACACCACAAAGATATATCTGGCTACTGATTTCTACGGAGAACCAAAAGCAGATGGTGAGGAAATGTTGGACGAGGGATGGCTTAGCATATCTGAACTGAATAAAAGAGAACTCTTTAAGCCATTTGCCGATAGCATAGATTTGCTTTTAGATGTCTTAACAAGAGGTTTTGATTATGGAGAGTAAATATATCGGTCCTGAGACAAGAAAAAAGATTGAAAATAAGTTCTATGGACATGATGTACTTTACAGCAAATATATACCTCAAATACCGTTATCAGCAGAAAGAGAGTATATAAGGCTGGCAAACGATTATATGAAGCTGGTAAAAGAAGAGATTGAGAACAGTCTCCCTGAATTAAAAGAAATTTACAAGAATAACAGAGATGAAAAAGTCCGGTTAGACTCTGATACAGATTTGATATTAAGGGCAGAAAATTTCTTCCAAAAAATGAAGACTGACATATCGAAGAAAACTGATGGTTTTGGTCTGAGAAGGAAACTTGAAAAACTTTCGCAGTTAAACCAAAAGTTGACGATTAGGGAATGGAAGAAAACCATTAAAGCAACTCTCGGTATAGATATTATGGAAGACTATTATAAGGGCGATTTTTACAAGCGATATCTTTCAAAGTGGGTAGATAATAATGTAGATTTGATATCCGGTATCCCGGAAGATACTGCTGACAAAATGCGTGAGATTGTTTATGAAGCTTATAACAAAGGCAGAACAACTACAGACTTGTTGAAAAATATCAAGACAGTATTTGATGTTGACAAAAATAGGGCAAGACTTATTGCAAGAGACCAAACAGCAAAGATTAACGGACAAATTCAGAAGGCACAGCAACAGGATGCAGGTATTGAAGAATATATATGGAGTACATCAGAAGACAGCAGAGTCAGAAGAAGCCATGCCGAGCTTAATGGCAAAAAGTTCAGATGGGATGAACCGCCACTAAACTCAGATGGGAGAGCCTGTCACCCTGGGGAAGATTACCAGTGCAGATGTATAGCCAAGCCTGTATTCAACAGGAGAATGAATCTCCCGATAAAAGATGACAGCGTAAAAATAAGAGGAGGTTAAATATGGAATCGGTATTGAGACGAGTCCGAAGGCGTGACTGTATCCGCCTTGATGTAAATGACAGGACTTTTTTTACAGAAGAAGGTTACTTGGTAGACCACCCGATAGTAACATCGTGTGGAATATTTGAGTATATAAATCCAGATGGAAGTATTAGGAGAGAATTAAGGCTTCCTGAGAATGTTTTTTCGGAGACTTCCTTAAAAACATATAAAGGGAAGCCTATTATTATTACCCACGATGCAGGAGTGGTTAATAAGGAAAACGTCGATAGGGAGCAGGTAGGTACTATTCTAAGTGAAGGCTATCGAGACAAAGAAGATGTCCGGGCAGAGATAATAATTCATAACACCGATGCTATGAAGCAGAGAGGGTTTAAGGAGCTTAGTCTTGGATACAATCTTGATCTGATTGAACAGCCCGGAACTTGGAACGGAGAACCCTATGACGCAATTCAAACTAATATAGTCATCAACCATTTAGCGCTTGTTGCTTCTGCCAGGGCAGGAGAACAAGCAAGGCTAAATATTGATAGTTCAGATGAACAGGAATTAAAAGGAGGTAAAGTGAAAATGTCAGAAGACAAAAACAAGACAGTTCACGTTGATGGAAACGTAGAACTGACACCGGAAGAGCTTAAAGAGGCCATAGCTCTTTATGTAGCAAACAAAAAAAATGACAATCCGGACACAGTAAGTGAAGGGGTACCTGTGGTAGACTCAGAAGATGAGCCAGTAAATGAAGGGACAGAAGCTGTTAAAGAAGATGAAAGTCCTTCACAGGAAGAATTAGTTGCAGACATAAAGTCAAAGTGTGAAAACATATCTCTTGAACCGGATAATGCCGAGAATACAAAGACGGTTCTGATAAGCTTAAAGGATGATTTGGATAAGCTTTTATCAGCTTTAGGAGAAGAATTATCTGAGTCGGTAGTTTTAGATGAAGATGACAAAGAAACCGGCGAGGGTGAATTAGAGAAAGTAGACAGTGAAGATTCCTGCAAATCTTCAAATGAAGCAAAAGATATGCCAGTTATGAATGCAGATTCAGTAGACAGCATAGTAAGTGAGAAACTTTCAATATGCCGTATAGGGGATAAGCTAAGGCTTGATGGATTAGAGAAACTGACTATCAAACAGGCTAAACTTGCAATAATCAAGAAAGTATTCCCGGATATGCGTATGGATGGTAAAAGTAATGAGTATATCAATGCTATATATGATATGGCAGTTAGTCAGTCTAATAAGCCTAAGGGGATTGAGTATCAGAAACAGCAGATGACATCAGGAAGAACTGCAGCAAGACAGGACTCTTCTACCAATGTAAGCATGGCGGCATCTGCAAGAGATAGAATGATAAACAGAACAGAAGGAGGTAAGTAAAAATGGCAGCACAGACAAATTATTCTTACAGTACACCTAAGGGTGTACCGGGAGGCAAGTTTGACCTTTCAAATGATGAGGTTAAATCAAGAATCAATGATGAAGCAGATGGTTCTATGAAGTTCGGTATTGCAGTTGCAACTGGAGCCAATGCCGGAAACAGCGTAAAGCTCCCGGTTACAGGAACTACTGATAAAGATATTGAGGGAGTAACCATCAATTCAGGAACCACAGAGATTGATGTATCAGGAAAAGTGGTTATCAGAAAAGGTGCTACTCTTGGAGTTATAACAAAAGGCAATGTATGGGGCAGGATAGCAAAGACTGCTAATCCGGCATACCATAAGCCTGCTTATGTAATCATAAGCGGAGATGAGGCTGGAAGTTTCACTGATACATCCGGTGCAACAACCGTAGATATTAAAGCAAAGTTTGGTTCAGAAGTAGACAAAGATAACGGCATTGCTGTTATCGAACTTTAATTAAGGAGGTTGAAAATAATGGAAAATACAAAAAGATATAATCCGGATATGCCATCAACCGGATATGATAATGCAGATTACAGCGCACTTATGGCATCTAACATTACACCTGCACTTGCCACTAAGGCATTAAGATTTGATAATGCCCAGGATGCTTCTGTATTCTTTGCAAGAGAACTTGACTATGTAAAAGCTAAGAGCTATGACAAGGTTTATCCGGAATTTACCGCCTTAAACCACTTTCCTATAACTCACGAAGTTCCTGAAGGTGCGGAAACGACAACATACTATGGCTACGAAAAAACCGGTATGGCTAAGATTATTAATAACTATGCTACCGACCTTCCAAGAGCCGATGTAAAAGGAACGCCAATCACAGCTTACATTAAGTCAGTTGGCAACTCTTATGGGTATTCAGTGCAGGAAATGAGAGCTTCAAGACAGGCAGGCAAGAGCCTTGATACAAGAAAGGCTGAATCTGCAAGATATGCGAGCGATAGAACCACAAACACCATAGCTTTTGCAGGAGACGAAAAGAATGGTCTTATGGGAATGCTCACAAAGACTAATCAGATTCCACTTTATACCTTGTCACAGACTACAGGAAGCAAGACTAGCTGGAAAGACAAGACTGCTGCAGAGATTTTAGCTGACATTAACGGAATGTTTGCATATCAGTCAAAGATTACTCAGGATGTAGAAAGAGCAGATACATTGGCTCTTCCTTCTGATGTTTACATTGATATTTCAACAAGACAGATTCCTAATACAGGGTTTACTGTTAAGAAGTTCCTTTTAGAAAATGCTCCTTATCTCAAGGAAATTATTTCCGCACCTGAGCTTTCTGAATCAAACAAGGAAACTAATCCATACGGCAAGAATGTAGCTCTTCTCTATACTAATTCAGAAGAAAAGTTAAGCCTTGAGATACCTATGGAGTTCTATCAGTATCCATTACAGGCTAGAAACCTTGAAATTATAGTACCTTGTGAAAAGAGAGTGGCAGGCATCATAATGTATTATCCATTATCAGCTTTGATTGCAGTAGGTGTCTAATTTTATCAGAGGAGGAAATTATAAATGAGTAAGATAGTAGAAAATTTATCAAATAAAGTAATAGGAATCGGTGACATTACAATATTACCGGGGGAACAGGCAACTGTTCCTTCTTCATTTATTGGAAATCCTATTATTTCAATGTATGAGGAAGCAGGGCTTATAAAGTTTATCGGTGTCACAGGTGAGCATAAAGAGGCAGAAACAGGCGATACAGTAAATGAGACTGATGAGGAAGAGAAGAAAAATGCAGAAATTACAGCTGAAGCTGCAGAAGCTTTAAGAAAGGCAAGACTTGCTTCACTTGAAGGTATTACAGAGGAAGACTTGGCAACTCTTGCAAAAGAACTTGGAATATCTCCTGCAGACTGCAAGGATAATGCAGATATGCTTAAAAAGGTAAAGGCTGCATTAAAGAAATAAGAGGTGCTTATTATGGAGGCGTTAGATATATTCAGAATCATTGCTACAGAATTTGCATATATGCCTGATGAAAATGTGATAGACGAAGAAACGGGAAAGATAAAGCAATATGGTGTGAAAACTTTCCTTAAGCTTTATTCAGATCAGATTTCAGAAAGAAGATTTGGAAAGTCATATCTTAAAGCTCTTGCATATCTGACAGCACATAAGCTAAAAATGAGTGGATATGGTGACAACAGTTCAAATGGCAAGATTGCAGATTCATTAAGGGTTAATTCATACTCGGAAGGCGAGACATCCATTAGCTTTTCCACGAATCAGGGAACAAACCTGCAGGCTGATGCAGAATATGCTCTTACAGTATATGGCTTAGAATTCTTAACGCTTAGAAGAAATGCCATAATCCCGATACTAAGTGCAGGAGAGGGACCAGTATTATGAGTGTAAAGATAAAAGACCGCATAACCGGAGATGGAAAAAGATTACTTGATTCTATGAAAGAGCTGAAAGAGCTAGAAGTTAGGGTGGGTTTTCAGTCTGGAAAAGACACGCAAGAAGACGGTACAGACATTTGTGACATAGCGGCTTGGAATGAGCTAGGTACTGAACATATGCCATCAAGACCGTTTATCAGAAATAGCGTTGATAACCATAGCGATGAAATCAATAGTTTTCTTATGGAAAAAAGGAATGATTTGGTCAATGGAGTTTCAGCAAGACAGGTATTAAATGAAATAGGAGTCTTTCAAAAAGATTTGATTCAGGCTGAAATTGTTAGCGGAAGTTTTGAGCCTAATGCAGAGGCAACCATTAAAAAGAAAGGTTCATCAAAACCATTGATAGACACCGGAAGAATGAGGCAATCTGTAAATTATGTGGTTCAGAAGAAAGGAAAAGGAAGTTGAATTTACTTAAGCGCTCTTACAGGCTGAGGCGGTATTTACAGCCTGTAAATGAAGAAGGGTATATATCTATACCCCATTACGATTTAACGCTCCCTATGGACGTGCAGACATTAGAGGATAAGGTTCTTACTACACCAGATGGAAGCATATCTGTACAACAGCTTAAAGCTTTTTGCGATTCAGAGATATTAACTGAGGATGAACATAAGAAACAGAAAGCAGACAGACTGTGGTTCCAGAATAAATGGTTTGAATGCAGGTCAAGCAGACTGAGCGAAAACACACCGTTAAGGCATTGGACATCAACGTTTGTGCAATGTCTTGATTATGAGGAAGAACCAGACGGAGAATAATGTTATGGATATTGAAAATGTAAAAAGAGTTTTATATGAGCTTACAGCAGACTTCTTCAAGGGTGCAACTGTTATATGGGCAGAACAGATAAATACAAAGCCTGAACCGCCTTATGTAACTATAAAAACAGGGAATATTGATAAAACAGTATTCCCTGTTGTTGATGATGACGGAGCTACTTCATATCCTTGTAGTACCAAATTCGAAATCAACTTGTATACAAAGGGAAGACCTATAAAAGTTGGAAAATCAACCACAGGAAACTTCGTAAATACTGCTGCAAATGACTTAATGCAGTTTTTTGTATATCTTGAATCAGAGGCGGTAGTAGATAAGCTCTCATTAGCAGAAATAGATATGTTATTAAACCCTCCGGTAAGAGACCTTACTATCTTGCAAAATGATAGCAGATACAGATATAGGGCAATGGCAGAAGCCACAGTATCATTTATGCTTGATGCAAACGGCGCTTATGGAATAAGTGGTGCCAATATTCCTAATCCGTCAGGCGGAGGAACAGAAGAGATGTCAGGAAAGAATATTGAGCCTATTAAAGAAGTAACAATACAGTCAGAAAGGGGCAAATAAATGAAGAATAATTCTTTAGATGATTTAATTAAGTGTAATATTGAGATATCAAGCCCGGCACAGGGAAACGCTAGCTTTGACAGCATACTTGTTGTAGTGCCTGCACCGGCAGTAACAGGTACAAAGCCGGTTACTAAAGTATTTGCCATAAGCAGTCCGGAAGACCTCTTGGATTATGGATATACTGCAAAAGAAATTGCCTATACAGGTGCAACAGTCGTTTTTTCACAAACTCCAAAGCCTGCTGAGTTAAAGATATGTGCAAGAGGAGAAGTGAAGTCTAAGAAAGAAACCATAACCGAAGCGCTGAATAGGGCTAATGCAGAAACCGCATTCTATGGTATACATATAAGTAGTTTTACAGAGGAAACAGATGTTCAGGAAGCCATATCTTGGGCAGAAGCTAATGAGAAACTTTTCTGTTTTGAATATACAAACATTGATAAATTTCCTGTAAAAAACACAAACTTTTACAGGAGCTTTGCTATATTTTCAGGACTTCCTGATGGATATGCTGAATCAGATACTCAGCCGACAGAAAACGCATTTGCAGCATTAGCGTGGATGGCTAAGTGTTTTGGATATGAGCCCGGTTCAGAAACATGGGCATATAAGGAACTTGCAGGAATAGTTCCGTCAGGACTATCGAAGGATAACAAGAATAAGCTTGCAGAAAAGAATGCAAGTGCTTTTCTCAGATATGCAGGTACTAATATCACTATTGGTTGCAAAACTCTTGCAGGAGAATGGATAGATGTAATAAGGTTCAGGGATTGGCTCAAAAATGAGCTTCAGGTAAGCATATATAATGTGCTTAAAGTTAATAGGAAAGTTCCTTATACAGATAATGGCATAAGCCTTATTGAGGGTGCTATGGAATCAGTCCTTAAGAAAGCGCAGGACATTGGTGGAGTATCAAACACAGAATATTCCGCAGACGGAGCAGAAATCCCCGGCTTCACTGTGAGCGTGCCAAAAGCTTCCAGTCTTGATGAAGCTGCAAGGAAATCAAGAAAGCTTGGCTCATGTGAATGGACGGCTAGGCTTGCAGGTGCTATTCATCTTGTTGAAATATCAGGAAAGCTTAATTTTTAAGGAGGTATAGGAAATGGCAAAGATAACTACATATAATTCAAGAAAAATTACCTGTGCTTTTGGAAGCCATATTGTAGCAGGATTTGCGGATGATAGCTTTATAAGTATTGAAGCTGCTGGAGATGGAACTTCATATGTTGTTGGAGCAGATGGAGAAATAGCCAGAAGCATAGATCCTTCAAGAGTGTTTACTGTTAAGATTTCACTTTTGCAATCTTCAGCAACTAATAAGTATTTGCAGAAGATGAGCGATAGAGACAAGTCAGACGGAGCAGGTATTTTCTCTGTAAATATAAAGGATATTCTTGGAGAAGAAAAGTTTGCAGGCGCTGAGGCTTGGGTGTCCAAACCTGCTCCATGGGCAAGAGGAAAAGCTCAGACAAACAGGGAGTGGGAGATTATAGTTGGAGAAGGTGAATTTAAGTAATGGAGGTAATAAAAAATGAGACAGACAGAGCCTAAGGTAGAGAAGATAAACGGCATAGAATTTTACATTACACCATTTGGAGCTTTTAAGGCGGCAAATTTATCAGGGGAGCTTGCATCAATGCTGGCTCCTTTTATTTCTGTCTTATTACCATTGGTTAATGAAAATACAGACCTAATGAATGTTGATGCAAATAAGGTGGTTGCTTCAATCTCAGGCAACAGCTTAATTGATGGCAATAAGCTTGAAAATATAATATCAAAACTTATTCTTGGTGGACACATTGTAGTAAATACGAACGAGGAACTTGGCATTAATGAGCCTGAAAAACTTGATAAAGACCTTGCAGATGAAATTTTCTGTGGAAATGTTGAGGATATGTTTATTCTCTGTTTTTATGTTATAAGACTGAATTTCAATGGTTTTTTCAAGAAACTCGCCAGCCAGTCTGGGAACATAAAGAAAGGTTCGGCGGGGATAGTCAGGAAGATATTCTAAAGTATGGAAAGTTTGATTACTCAAGATTTTATGAACTTGAACTGAGATGTTATACGCTTATAAAGGCCGGTCTTGCTTCAATGTGGGAATTAAAAGAAGTCTATACTTTAGACGAAATGTTAAAGCTTTATGCCATTTATGAAATGGGAGTAGATATTGAAAAAGACAAAGCTGCAGAAATAGAGAGGAGGTGAACCTGAAATTGACTATAAGAGACATAGCTATAGCCATAGGATTTGATGTAGATAAAAATAGCGTGAATGCTGTTGAAAATAGCATAAACAAGGTAAAAGGTTTTGCTACCAAAGCTCTTGGAATACTGGGCATAGGTTTGTCAATAAGTGGAATCAAAGGACTAGAAGAAGCAGCGGCAGAAGCAGAAGCCTTGAAATCACAGTTTGCTCAGGTATTTGGTGATGTTGAAAAAAATGCCCAGGAAAAACTTAATGCGATAAGCAAAGATACCGGAGTTGCAGTAAACAGAATGAAAGCCAGCTTTACTCAGATAGCGGCCTTTTCAAAAACTACAGGCGCCTCTTCTGCAGAGGCTCTTAATATATCTGAAAGGGCAATAGTTGCGGTGGCAGATTCAGCAGCGTTTTATGACAGGTCAATTGAAGAAGTCACTTCCTCTATGCAGAGCTTTTTGAAAGGAAATTATGCTAATGACGCAGCTCTTGGTCTTTCTTGTACAGAAACCACAAGGAATACGGCAGCAAATGCGCTTTTTAGTAAATCTTTTAAGGACTTATCAGAATCGCAAAAACAGTTAACATTGCTGAAAATGGTAGAAGATGCTAATAAAACATCAGGTGCGTTAGGTCAAGCTGCAAGAGAATCCGATACCTGGGGAAACCAATTAGGAAATCTCGTACAGTCTATTAAGGAACTTAAAGAGACAGCTGGAAGCACTATTCTTAAGCCTGCAATTCAAGGTCTTAAAATTGCAAGTTCTTTTGTTAATAAACTTACTAGAGGTATAAAAGAGCTTGCCAAAGAAGGTGGATTTTTGGAAAGAACCGGAGAAAGATTTCATTCTTTAATCAAAAGGATACAGCCGGCTGGAGAAAGAATGATGAATACCCTTAGAAAAGGCGCAAACATTTCAGTTGGAGCAATTTCAAGTATAATACACAAAGTTGGAGGCGTTGAAAATGCACTCAAAATTTTGGCAGTTGTTGCCGGTGCATTTATTATTGCCTTGAATTTTTCAAAAATTGTCAATGGCCTAAAAATGATGGGAACGCTTTTTTCAGGGTTTGGGAAGATACTGAATCCTGTTGCATTAAAAGTCCTTGCTATTGCAGCTGTTATAATAATTCTCTTCCTGATAGTTGAAGACTTCATCAACTTTATGAAAGGCAATGACTCTGTAATAGGGAAATTGTTTGAAAAAGCCGGAATAGATGCAAATAAGGCAAGGGAAACTATAACAAATGCTTGGAAGACTGTAGTTTATTTCCTTAAGTCAGCTTGGGAATTCCTATCGGAAATAGGCGGACGTGTCTTTGGATTTCTAAAAGATACAATAGGCAACTCAAATAGTGAGATAAGACAAAAGATATCTGCAGTTTGGGATGCAATAGTTAACTTGCTAACGGTTGTGTTTCAAAAAATTTACGATATAGGAGCAGAATTATTTACTACATTTTCAAGGCTGATATCGGGCATATTCGATGCTGTTTCAGCTTTTTGGCATTCCTGGGGAAATGACATAATCAATTGGTTTTCCGTTTTGTGGACTGCATTAGGTGATGCAATTATAGCATTTTTGGATATTATCACAGGAGTAGTAAACTTCATTTCATCAGTTCTGAGTGGTGACTGGAAGGGAGCCTGGGAAGCTATTGGGCAAATCTTTTCTGGAGTGTGGGATTTTATTACTGCATTTCTGACAGGAGCTTGGGAAACGGTTAAGCTTCTTTTTTCTATGGGGCTATCTGCGATAAAAGCTATTTGGGAAGGAATTTGGAATGCAATAAAATCTTTCTTTGTAAATATTTGGAATGGAATATCAAGTTTTGTATCGGGAATTTGGAACGGAATGGTTTCCGGAGTTTCTACATTTGTAGGAAATATAAAAACGACTATTGTTAACGGATTTACAGATGCCATAAATTGGATAAAAGGGCTCCCAGGAGAAGCTGTAAAATGGGGCTCGGATATGATAGATGGTATTGTAGATGGTATAAAAGGAGCAATTGGGAAGGTCGGAGATGCAGTTAAAGGAGTTGCTGATAAAATAACTTCATTCTTGCATTTCTCGGTGCCTGATGAAGGACCTCTTACAGACTATGAATCGTGGATGCCTGATTTTATGTCTGGATTGGCTTCCGGGATAAAAAATAACAAAAAAGTACTTATAGACAAGGTTAAGGATGTTGCAGGTAGTATGGCCGTGCTTATGAAAGCAAGCACAGCAGCACCAATGACAGCGGCAAGGACGACATCTGGAAATAGAACATCAAGCATTGTGCAGAATGTAAATATTGATAATTCCTATTCCGGAGGAAGTATGGAAACTCAGAAAAATGTATCGAGAGCAATGAAAAAATCATCAGAAGATGCTACGTCAGAAATGGCTAAGGCGCTTGCGTATTCAAGGGGGTGATGAGAATTGGCGAAAAAGAAGAAATTGAAGCCTTGTTCGGTGTGGGGAATAGAATTTGATGCTATGATTGAGGAACAACGAAACTATTCTGCTTCAATTCCATCATACCCCGTAGAAGATGGATTTAATATATCAGATACCATTATAAACGAACCACTTGTATTACAGCTCACGCTTTATGTAAGCAATACTCCGGTTACTTTTTTGTATAGGCATAAGAATACTAAAAATAGAGTAACAAAGATTTGCGAGCAAATAGAGAAGAAATGGCTTTCCAAACAGCTTACAAAGATTGTGACTTCGGATGCGATTTACAAAGATATGGGCATTACCTCAATATCGATTAAGAAATCTGCTGAGATAGGATATGCAAGGGAAATATCTGTAACAGCGAGGAAAGTATACAAAACAAGCAGAAAAGTAAGCAAAATCCCAAAGCATATCTTAAAAGCAGGTAAAAGTATGGCTAAAGCAGGAAAAGCATCTGTATCAAAGATATCTGCGAGAGCATCGTCTGAGAAGGTGTCATCAGAGAGTGTAGCAAGCAATACAAATGGAGGTTTGGGAATAAATAGTGTGCTTTCTAATGCTTTAGGGAATAAAAAGCAAAGTGGTTCCAAGAAAGCTCAAAGTATTTTGTTTGGTGCAGCTAAAGGGCTTAAATTGTTTGATTAAAGGTGGTGGTTTTTATGATTTACATAGAAGTGCCTGATATGAATGACAGCATCAGCGCGATTACAATTGATGGGGAAGAATATGGAATAAGATTCACTTATAATGAAAAATTTGAGTATTGGAGTTTTGGCATATATGATGATGAAGATAATCCAATAGTGGCAATGACGAGAGTTGTTCCAAATTTTCCATTGCTTTTTCTCATTTCAGATGAAAAATTACCTAATGGGATTTTTGGTTGTATTTCGGACACTGAGAAAGTTGACAGACAGGCGTTTATCAAACATACAGCAGAATTTGTTTATATTCCCAAAACAGAGTTGGAGGTATAGCTATGGGAAATGCTAACTTTATGAGAAGATATATACTCAAATGTGGCAAAGAAGGGGAAAAAGGCTTTTCTGTAGGATATCTTAAAGATGCTGGAGATATTGCTCTTCATGTATCTTTTTCGGTAGAAAAATCCAATGCTGAGAGTCCTAACTCAGGAAAAATACAGGTGTGGAATTTATCAAAGAAGAACATCAGAATATTGGAAACAAAAGGCTGCATAGCTGAATTAAGAGCGGGTTATGGAGATAATATGGCTACAGTTATTGTAGGAAATGTAGCATCAGTTACTACAAGTATGGATAATGCGGATAGGGTGACTGAAATAACTGTGGTTGATGGTCTTGAGGAATTGAAGGATACAAATATATCAGTTTCCATCAACAATAAGGTCAATAGTAAAGAGGTATACAACAGGATTGCCAAAGCAATGGGCATTCCTGTTGTTTTTGCTAAAGAGCTTGTTTTTAAGACTTTCCCAAACGGATATCAGTACGTTGGAAAAGCTAAAAATGCATTGCAAAAAGTATCCAGGTTTTGTGGATTCAAATGGACAATACACAATAAGGCTTTACAAGTTACGTTGCCAGGCAGAGCCATTTCAACTAAAGGCTTTGTAATGAGTTCTGAAACCGGATTAATAAACACTCCCAAAAGAGTAGCTATTGATAAAAAATCAGGTTATGAAATTGAATATCTGTTAAATGGCGCTGTAGGTGTGAATGATATTGTTGAGGTAAAAAGCAAATCTGTGAACGGTTATTTCCTAATTCACAAAGTGAATATTGATGGAGATAATCTTGAAGGAGATTGGCTGTGTTCTGCACAAGTGTTAAGAATATCGGATAAACAGACTAAAAAGAAAGTAAGCAAGAAAAATAAGTGA